GACAATAACCATCGGGATTATTATCAAGAAAATTCTTAACAACGGCGAGGCTGAAGAAAGTTTTTCCAGTAGAAGACTCTCCAGCAATAGCAGTAATCTTATTCCCAGATACACCACCAAATATGCTACCTGAAACCAGTGCATTAAAAATGTACGAACCCGTGTCCACATAAGTTTCTGTTTCTTCAATATCTGACGCTAGTTTGGTGTAATCATCACCTATTTCTTTTACAATATCTTTTAAAAAATCCATCACGCAAAAAATGAGTCAAGGTTTACTGTTTTTTCTACACTCCATCCAACCACATCAAGAATAATCTTAAGGGGTTCTAAAAATGCTTTTTCAAATTGTAGTTCATAATCTATGTATCTGTCAAGATTGAGTTCTTTTGGAAACTCTTGAATGAATGAGATTACATTCTCATGAATAATATTTGGTTTTTTAAGGTAAATAAATTTAATTTTTTCTCCGTTTTGAATTAAGGAATATTTACCAGAAAGTTTATTCTGTTTTATGTAATAATTAAAAAGAAGTGCCCCACGAACGTGAATTGGAGTTCCTTTAATATAAACACTAGAGGAAGAAGAGTATTTCTGAACATCAGATGCTGAACGAGGGAATGAAATTTCTTCTGGGGATAATTTTTTAAACTTAGTTCTAGAATCTTCAATAAACTTAATCATATCATCCTCAGAACCACTCATCATAATGTTAAATGATTCTTTCAACATTTTGCGGCAAGGGGCTGGTGTTGAAGACTTGATTGCCTCAATACCCTTGATTTTAAGTTTAGGTTCTTCATATCGAACACCTTCACTATCCCAAACACTTAGAATATATCGCTTCTTTGCAGTCCAGATTCCACGCTCAGCAATACACTCACGTTTCATAATCATCTTCTGGTCATAAGCATTCACGTATTCCGCCAATTCTTGGTAAGAACTTTCAATATATTTTTCAAGTTCCATACCACAGATCTTATCAAGGAACGAAACAATGCCCTGAGTAGTTTTTTCTCTTCCTTTGAATACAGTTTCGACCAAAGGACCCATATTAATATACAAAGAATCAGTATCAGAAGCAATAACATAATCAACCTCATCAGTTTTAAGAATTTTATTCAAATAAGAATTCACCTTATTCATAATCCACTGAATAGATACCTGTCCAGAAAGAGTAATTGCCTCAGCATTTGCTAGTTTGTAATAACGGAAATACTGATTACCAATAGCACCATAAGCAGAGTTAAGTTGAATCTTTCTCGCCATTTGAATATTATTGCAACGAGCAATCTCTTTGACTAATTGCTTATTCTTAGTCTTCTCATACTCTTGCTCTGCTGCAAGCATTTTCCTCTTAAAGATTACACGTTCATTGTAAATCTTCTCCATCAGTTCTGGAAGAAAACCACGAACGTCTTTGCGATACATAGCGCCATTCGCACATACGGAATAATCACTATACATCTCAAATGTTAGTTCCTTATTCAGAATCTTATCAACATTTACTGTTGGATGCCTTTCATCCAAGAGAGTTTCTGGCGATATGTTGTATTGCATAATGAGGTGAGGATATAGAGAGTTGAGGTCAAAAGACACAACCCAATCATACATTCCAGGAATAGGTTCCTTAACATAAGCACCTGCGTATTTTTCATCCTTTTGAGTTTTATTTTTTGGAGGAATAACGATGTCTCTCTTTTTAAGGTAAGTATAGATGATATTATCCCACATACGAACTTGATAAAAAACATCAGCATAATTCACTTTAGCGTCATATGCCATTGTCAAAGCAAGTTCAATTAACTTCATCTTGTCTTCCAAACGGTCAACAAGTTCTACGTCAACGATATTATACTCAATAAATTTTTGCCACCCCTTAGTATAAAAATCTTTAAAAGTATCAAACTCGGAGTGGTCCAGTTTTTTCTGTCCAAGTTCAACATCTGCAATATAATCAAGACGATAAGACTCCTGAATTTTATAAGTGAATTTCTTATAAAGATCTAGATAATCTAATTGAGTCAATCCACCAACATCGAAAGTAGTATGCTTACGTCCATTAATAAAAATTTCACCTTGCGTTACAAGTCCCCAATTAGAGAAACGTTTCATTAATTTCTCGCCAAGAACACGATTCAATCGTTTACAAATGTAAGGAACGTCATATAGCTGAATATTCCACCCCGTAATTACATCTGGGACATCCATCATCCAATAATTAATAAAATTATTGAGGAGATGATATTCAGAACGACAATAGTGATAAGTAACATCACCACGAGTATTATTAAATGGTTTAACTCCCCAAGTAATAATCTTCTTAGTTGTATAGTCCTGAATTGTAATTGCAAGAATTTCCTCAGATGCAGATTCCACATCAGGGAATCCTCCTTCTGAAGCAACCTCAATATCCAAAGTTACAAGTTTGATCTTACTAATATCAAACTTAATCTCATCTTCTGGATATTTTTCTGAAATATATTGATAGATATATCTATCATTTCCATAAATTTCAAACCCGTCCACACTTTCATACTTACTATAAAAGTCACGACAATCACGAACTGTTCCTGGTTTTACTGGTTCTACTGCTTCTCCACTTAATGTTCTATACTTAGAATCTTTTTTAGTTTTTACATAAAGAGTTGGGAAAAACTCATCTCTTGTCTCAAATCTTTTGCCATTTTCTACTCCACGGACCAAAAATTGATTTCCAATCAACTGAACATTAGTGTAAAAGCGTTGTGTCATTCTTTAATCAAATCCTCGTATTTTTCAAGTAGAGTTGGAGTTGGATCAGCAAGAGTAAGAATCTTGTCCGAACTCATCATAAATGTATTTTGTTTTGTATAACCACAAAGAAATGGTTCCATTGTTTGATCCTTTCTAACTACAAATGGATTAATTAGTTTGCAGTCAGGTTCGCCAATGTCTGCACCAACTTCTTCAATCTGACTTATCAGAATCAGATCGTTCAACAGTGCTAGAATTTTGATCATTTTCTTTTCCATAGTTCATTACATCTTCGACATACATATTGTTTAATTTGTCTGTTGGATTCACCATTGTAACAACCCAATCAGCAGAGACTGGAATAGTATTATCTTTTGTTAAAGGCATCCAAGGAAACAGTGTTACTTGAAAGGATGCCTTTTCTGGATCCAACTTTTCTTTAAACTCTTCGGGCATATTGGTCGGCGGCGTCATTTTTACAACGCACGGTTTGTGAAGAAAATATCCAATAACCCGAACATTTTCTTCTTCACCAACTACCATTTCTTTAACATCAGCAATGATATCTTCTCCAGATTTCAAAAGCAAAAGTTTTACGGTCATTTTTACTCCATACCTCTTAGTATTCTAGCAACAAAAAAAGGAGGAGTCAACCTGGATTTTGCCAGGTGCTCCTCGCGCCGACGATATTCAATTTTATTTATTCAACAAGTGTTATGGTAAGAGGTTTGCGATAGGGACACCGACAAAAAGATACATTAATGTTCCAATTGCTAAGGTTGGTACTGTGTAGGTCATATGAAAAATCCTCCATACATAAGTACATAATTATATATCAATTATGTATCACTATGATACAAAAGTCTGTATAAACAACTACTGATCAAAACATCTTTGTTTGAGTTCAAAGATAATCTTTACGTTTGTGATGGTCAGGAACAATCTTCCTTAAGTTGACAGAGAGGAGTCCGTCCTCAAAGGACACATCTGCGACTTCTGTATCGTCTGCCATTGTCCATGCTCTCTTGAAAGATCGTTGAGCCAGTCCCTTATGGACATAGTTGGTGTCGGATTCCTTATCCTCTTTTTGTCCTTCGACGAATAATTTCCCATCTTGTGTATAGACATAAACCTCCTTTTTCTTAAATCCAGCAAGTGCAAGTTCAAGTCGTGATTCAACATTGCTTACTTGAACTAAGTTATATGGGGGATAGTTGGAAGTTGTTTCATGAACATTAAATACACGATTGAAGTATTCATCCATACCAATGCTATTACGAGCAATTTTTTCCATCAAAGTAGGAAGATCTGCAGCAGTATAACGTGCTATGTTAGTCATTATGGTAGCTCCTTTAAAAGCGAGTTTGTATTTTGTGGACCCTTACGGCATCCAATAATAATTTATAATAAATTCATAAAAAAAGGGAGTGTTGTACTCCCTACAAAATTATTCGGTTTCCTCAACCCTTTTCTTTTTAGAACCAATATTATACTTTGTTTCCAAAACCCAATCACCTTTGTCTTTATATGAAAGAACTTTAATTTGATTTAAAGGAGCAATTTCTGTAATATTTTCTGGTTTGACAATAGTAATCAAACCCCAGTCTGCAAGAAGTTGAATAATTCTATTACGACGCTGAATATCATTCACTGTAATATTTGCGTGCTTACCATCAAGGGCAAACAGTTCCTTAAAATGAACGAGATAATATCTACCTTGCTTATGAAGAATGTGGCAAGATTGATAGATTTTCTTTTCCTTTCGTGATGCAACTCCAATGCGGGTCAAAGTTTCACGCACTTTCAAAAAGTCATCAGGTTCATTGAGAACCACTTCTACCATTTGATCGGGCGTCCACTTCACTTCAGGTTCTTGAACGGCACTCATTTTGTTCCTCCAGTTTCAAATTTCGATTTAATAAAAGTAAGTTGTTCTTTAGTAAGAATCCTCAAAGCTTGTTTTGCCTTTTCATTACTATAGCCATAATAACGTTTGACATAATCAAGGTCTTTGATTTTATCTTGACGGAGCCAGGGAGAAAATCTCTTCTTTTTCCTCAGACTATTTAGCAAAAAATCATATTGCATTTTCTTAGAAAGGAAGTGATA